TTTCGCTCGTGGCATCCGGCATTGCCACCGGAACGCGGGTGTTTGACCAATCGGGCGGGTCGGCACCGTCCGCTGCTGGTGAGGCAGCAATCGACACGCTACGGTCACGCGGCTGGACCGTCACAGTTACAGGAGGTTACTAATGAGACTGACAATCGCTTGCCCCGAGGCGCTGCGGGACGATGCAAATCAGCTCGCAATGGTGCTGGGCTTCGGCTCAGACGATGTGCAAACCTACGTTGCGCTGAACTGGCAGGACGTGGATGGCAATCTCTACGCCTGCGCAAGTCTGCCCGTGTCCGACACATTCACCACAACAGCACAGAGCGGCCTACAGCGCCCCTCATGGGACACTGACAGCCACGTCAACATGGCAGGGGCCAATCGCGCTCAAGCGGCGCTGGTGTTCAGCCTGACGCCTGTGATGGCATTGCCCGACAATCTGACCGCCTGCGCTGGTGACGACGCGCTGGCAACACTGGCCGCAATGGGGCTGACGCAGGTTGAGGTGGAGATATGACCGACACCGCCAAGCGCATGATGGAAGCCGCCAAGACCGATGCACTGTTTGCTGCTGCACATGAATTCTGTGGTGATTAAATGGCAACCCGCGACACCAGACGCGCTTTTCTGAAGCTTCTGGACCAGACATGGCCCGGCGTCCGGTCGGAGTTTGTCGCGGCAATGCGACAGGCGCGGGCTGGCGTTGATATGCGGGCGCTTGAAGCTGCCATTGCGCGCGGTGATGTTGACGCGGCATTCCGCGCGCTACGGTTCGACGCCGCCGATCTGTTCAAAACCGATACTGCAATCACGGCGGCGCTGGCCGCCGGTGGCATTTATCAGATGGGCGCATTTCAACGCGCCACCCGACGCGCCCCGATCGGCAGTCGGATTGTGCAGTCATTCGGGGGCCGGAACGAGCGGGTAGAACGTATCGCGCGGGACTTGGGCGCGCGGCTGGTGACTGAGGTGGTGGACGATACCCGCGTGCTGATTGCCCAGACGATCCGGGGCGGGCTTGAGGCAGGCGCAGGGCCGCTGCGTACCGCGCTGGACATTGGCGGGCGTGTGGTCAACGGCAAGCGGCAAGGCGGTCTGGTGGGGCTGCACAGCACGCAGGCGGGCTATGTGCAGAATATGCGTGGTGAACTGACCGACCCCGACCGCATGGCAAACTATTTCACGCGCACGCGGCGCGACAAACGCTTTGACGGGATCGTGCGCCGGGCCATTGCGGACGGCAAGCCTGTCGGGCAGGCCGACATTGACCGCATGGCCGCGCGCTATTCGGATCGCCTGCTGGCGTTGCGTGGTGAAACCATTGCCCGCACCGAAACGCTCAAGGCGCTGAACGCTGGGCGGCAAGAGGCGCTGGATCAGTTGATTGAGAACCCGAACAACGATGTGCGGGCTGAGGACGTCGTTAGGGCGTGGGATTCGACGGGCGACGCTCGCACGCGCGAGACACACGCGGCTGCGGATGGTCAGGTTGTGCCGCAAGGTGAGGCATTCACGGTTGGCGGATATTCAATGATGTATCCTGGCGACACGTCACTAGGAGCGCCCGCAGGTGAAACCGTGAATTGCCGATGCTATATGGCACCAGAAATCGACTTCTTCGCGAGGCTGGAATAATGGTAAAATATACCTTTGTAACTTTGGACCAGTGGACAAAAAAGACCGAAAAGCGAATTGACGCCGTGCTGAAAGATGCAACGCAATCCGTGGTGGCCGTGGCGCAAGTTTCACGGGACAAGGGTGGTAGGATGCCTGTTGACACGGGCAACTTGCGCAACAGCCTGCAATCGTCGGTGGCTGGGGGCGCGTCTGGTGAGGGCAAGGAATCTTACATCATGGTGGCTGCGGGCATGAATGGCGGCGATCTGGCAACGTTTACGTGGGGTAACAGTGAGTATCCATACGCAGCGGCAGTCAACAATGGCAACCGAGGCCGCCCCGGCGCGCATTTTGTCGAGGGCGCCGTCGATCAATGGCCCGCGATTGTGCGGGCATCTATCGCAAAAGCAAAGGCGCGGGTCGGATGACACATGACGAAATCGAAAACGCCTTGAACGCGCGCCTTGCCGCCACGCCGTCTGCGCCGCCTATCGTCTGGGGTGAGAACGCACCCGGCGTTTATAACACCCCCGCGTTGCAATACGTCACGCCGGATCCGCCTTATTGGTTGGCGTATTTTACCACAACCCCGCCCGAGCGTTTCGGCCTGTCCAAGTCAAGCCTGATGACCATTCGCCTGTTTGTTGCGGTCTTTGTGCAAGAAGGAACGTTCAAAACCGAGGCAAATACGCAAGCGCAGCGCATCATTGATCAATTCCCCATTGACCTGATACTATCCGCCGGAGACGGTCAAATTCAGGTGACAGATATGGGCGACCCACAGCCGGGTGCAATCGACGGCGCATACTTTCGCAAGAACGTGTCGGTCCGTTGCCGCGCAATCTTTCAAAGGACACCTTAAATATGGACAAGAAAACATCCCGCGCAAAGGCTGGTCCTATAACCGGCGCGCGCATCGTCACCATGCCGACGCCAACCGGCACGACACCCGCCATGATCTACAATGGCGATGTGCCTGAGAAGGGCGACGTGCTACAATTCGCAATGTCCAACGACGTCACTTATTCCGGCACAGTGGCCGACGCTACCGAAGCAGGTGGTAAAGTTCTAGTTGAATTTACATCGGGTCTTGTCCCGGTCAAGAAGTAGGCATCCCGCCTATCCACACCCATGAAAGGAAAATATCATGGCACTTACTGAAGGCATCGGCGGGTTTTTGTCCGTCTCGGCGGCCGCCCCCGCAACCTTTGACGCAGCCGGATATGCCGCGCTGTCGTGGACCGATGTGGGTGAAGCATCCGAAGTTCCTGAGTTTGGCGCGACTTATTCGGCGGTCACGTTTACGCCGCTCAAGACTGGCGTCGTGAACAAATTCCACGGCGAACTGAACTACGGGTCAATCACTATCCCGCTTGGCTACGATTCTGCCGACGCTGGCCAGATCATCTTGCTTGCTGCGCTGGCGTCCAAGGATGAAATCAGCTTCCGCGAGACGCGCAGCGACGGCACAATCCGTTACATCATGGGCAAGGTCATGTCATTCCCGCGCGGCCAGTCGGTCGGGTCGGTTAACATGGCCTCTTGCAACATCGAGTTCACGCGCGCCGATGTGGAAGTCGCCGCGCCGTAATCCTGCAACTCCCGCAGGCTAGGGGGGTGAGGCGTGGTTTACCGCACCCCCCGACTTTAACCCAAACCGAAGGATACAAACCATGGATTGTTTCGACTCAGTATCAGCGGCAGAGGCAGGGGCTTGGCTGCACCTGACCAACCTGCGCACAGACGCGCCGGCATACGTCACAGGCAAGGATGGGGCGCCCGACTTGTCCAAGCCTATGCGCATCAAGTTGATCGGCATGGACGCGCCTGCGGCAAAGGCCAAGGAGCGCAAGCGCGCAACCAGCATCCTGAAGCGGCGCGGCGGCAAGATGGACTTCGCCAAAATGACCGAGGCGCAACTTGGTGCGCTGGTCGACGAAGGTCAGGAGGGCATTGTTCAGGCTGCCGTTGATCAGACAATCGGCTGGGAAAACCTAAGCCTTGACGGCAAGCCTGTAGAGTTTTCGGAAGAAGCGGCGTTTGCAATCTATCGCAAATATCCGTCAATCTTGGACGAAGTGACTGAGTTCTTGAAGGACCGGGCCAATTTTTTCGCACAGGCCTAGAGGCGCTTTGTCTCTGGGCACGACAGCACGCTTGGTTATGCGCACAGCCGCAGGACATAAAGCAGACGCGGTGGAGTTTTTTGGAGCGGGCAAATGAAGAACCGGACTTTCCTGAACTTCCATTTCGTGCTTATCTTGCGGAATGGCTGATGGATGTGGGACCGGTGATGCAAGGCGGGATGGGGCCGGTGGCCCTGTCCCATTTAGAAATTCAGGCGTGGGCCGCAAATGTAGGGCTGAGGTTTGAAGGCGACGAAGCGCAATGGCTGCAAAAAATGAGCGGGGTTTACGCCAGCGAGTTGTTTGAGTCGAATGGCAAAAACACACCGCAGCCGTTTAGGGAGTAATCCGCATGGATGACATGGCATCGGTCGGGCTACAGGTTGACAGCCGACCCGTGCGGACGGCCAGCGGTGATCTGGATCGCTTTGCGCGCTCTGGTGATAAGGCCGGCAGGTCTGCAAATCAAGCCACGGGTTCGTTTGGCGGCATGGCGCGCGGCGCAATCAGACTGGCCGCAGGTCTAGGCCTTGCTGTTTCGGCTGCTGCGGCTCTGGCCGGTGCGTTTCGCGGCACCCAGCAATATACTGTTATGACAAACTCACTGCGGGCAATAGGAATGTCCGGCATTGAGGCGGCGGCTGCGCTTGAACAGATTGGAGATATTGCAGCCCGGACCCGTGCGCC